GTGCGCGTGCCTGTCTCTGTTCAGGGTAAGGTTGGCAAGGGCGAAATAGTGCGTCCATTGAAGACCGAAAGCGGCAGGGTTGCTCGGTTTCTAGCGGCTGCTATTGGTCTGCACTTACCTGAGTTGTGGACGATGGTGGCGGGCATGGAACATCAAAACGAAATTGAATTCGTGTTGCAGCAGTGGTTTCAGAAGGAGCTGGATGCTGCATGGCGAATGTTTCGTGGAATAGAGGACGATGAAGGTCGTTATCTACAGCGTGAATTTGCTGAAATGCAGATAGAGTCACTGGGTGAAGATTGGCGTAGCGGTCGATATGGTCGTGTGCCTGACAGTTTGCTTGAGCAGATTGAATGCCCGCCAAGCCCAGAGTCACATGCCTACACGTTGCTAGCTAGTCAGGCGCATCAGGCTCTGGGACAAATTCAAGATGCGATTAGTCGCTGGGCAAACGGGCAGCGTGACTATCGTCCTGACTGGCGGCCTACGCTGGATCGTGGGGTCTTTCCACCAGTTCCCCTCTCTGAAGCTATTAAAGTTGCACCATTAGATAAGAGTGAAGCTGCTGACGATTCAGTCGTGCTGAAAGAAGCGGTTTCTGATTATCTTCGAGCTGTCCAACGCGAACGAAACCCTACGGAAAAGGACCTGCGGCAAACCAAAACCCATTTATTGGCTTTTGTGCAGTTTATAGGAGCGGATCGGAGGGTTGCGAGCATTTCGAGGAGAGACGCGGGCGCTTACTTCGAAGCGGTGCAGAAGCTGCCCCCTAATTTTCAAAAGATAAAAGAGCTTAGGCTCAGTGTGACGGGACAGTGGGAATGGAACTACCAAGGTGTCCGGGATTATGTGGGATTGCCGGGGATTCGGTGGGATAAAATCCCGGTTGGCTGCCGAGTGTGGGGATTGCAAGTCCTGCCGGTTTAATTTGGGGCGCGGACACTCATATTGGAACTTGAGGTTCGGCGCGGCTGATCTGGACAGTCATAATGGAACTTGAGGGCCGGATTGGCCCTGCTGTTCAAAAGCGTCTTAAGAGGCGTTCAAGAGGCTCTTAAAAGCCCATTTCAAAGCGGCCAACCACTTTGCCTACAACACGAAGTTCTGCGTCCGGGTCGGCGCTTGCCCAGCACATCTTATTCATAGGTACGTCGAACGTGTTGTAGCGCGGATTGTCGCTTATGACGCTGATGTTGTGCATGTCCTTAATAGAGAGGCGCTTAACGATCAGGCGACCGTGGAGAGACAGCATAAAGAGGCCATCAACAATATCCTGTGGCGCGTAATCTACTAATATTGTCTCCCCCGACCTTATTGTGGGGGTCATGCTATCGCCCTGGACACGGACAAAGAATATTTTTGAGCTCCAAACACCAAGAACTTGACGTATAAACTTCTTAGAAACCAAAAAATCCTGAGAATCTACCCATTCCGAGGGATATACTCCTACGCCAGCGGATGGTTCTACTTCAAAAAACTTTACAGGTAGTGCGTCGTCATCTTCGTTTTTCTGGGTAACGGCAGCCGCTGTCCGAAGTGGAATAGTCTCGAGCGCAGGTGTGGGCTCTACGCCCTTTGCGAGCCAGTCCAGAGAGACTTCACAGGCATCCGCGAGTGCAATCATAGCGCTGGCCTTCATATCCCGACCTGCCAGATATCGGCTTAAGGTGCCGAGCTTCATGTTTGCGCGTGCGGCAACCTTGCCATTTCCCCCGGCTTGCCTAACCGCTGAATGAAGCCGTTTGGCGCGTTCGGAGATTTCCTCTTCACGTTCGTCATGATCCTGCTCAACAGCGAATTCATCGATATCGTCGTTTGGTAAGTTGGATAATGACATTTGTGCAGTCTTTTCAGTGATTTATCAGAATTGAGGCATAAATTACAAAAAGTTAATGGACGAACGGCAATATCAGCTTTGACATTTGTGCATTTTGGTTCAATCTCCCGGATACCAAACGGGGATAAATATCCGTCTGGATGTTCAAAAAGAAGGCCGGGGGCAACCGGCCTTGAGTTGAGGACCACGCATTATGGCACACAAAACGTGCGGAATGCACATTGAAGACATCAAGGCGGAGCTGAGAAAGAAGTACGGTCCTCTGACCAGTATTTCCCGTGATCTCGGTTTGGCCAAAAACGCCGTTAGCGCCACGATTTCCCAACCGGGATATTCTGTTCTGAATGAGCGCCGTATTGCCAAACTTCTCGGGCGAACTGTCTTTGAAGTGTGGGGCAAGGATCGGTTTCATGAGGACGGTACTCCGGTGTCGCGTGTTGCTGACAGAACACCTAGCAGCCGCGTTCCTGCCGATCTGCGTCAAAACGGAGTGGCAGCATGAACATCGAACAGATTGCCGTTTCCGAGATCTCGTTTGGGGATCGTCTGCGGAAAGTTGATCCGGATTATGTTGCGCTCCTGAAGACTTCCATCAGCGAAGATGGAATTCGCCAGCCGATCGAACTTCGCAAGAGCCGCAAGGGTTACGTCCTGATTGCCGGGGCGCACCGACTGACGGCAGCGCGGGAGCTGGAATTCGACACGGTTCCGTGTCTGATCAAGACGGCTAATGAGACCCAGGCGAAGCTGCTGGAAATTGACGAGAACCTGTTCCGTCGTGACCTGTCGGTCATGGATCGGTCAGCGTTTCTTGCGGAACGAAAGGCAATCTACGAAGAGCTTTATCCCGAGACCAAAGCGGGTGGCGACAGGCGTTCAGACCAAAACGACAAGCTTGTCGGTCTGGTCCCGACGTTCACAGCCGAGACGGCTGAGAAGCTGGGTTGCTCAGGGCGCTCTATTGAGCGTGCCATCGCACGGTTCAAGGGTATTGATCCGGATAAAGACCCTCTTATTCATCGGGCAGTTCAGGAAGACGCGGGTTTTCGCGCTTGGGCACGCGGCTGCCAGGGAGCGCAATAACCATGGCTGGAAAACTGATTGATCAGTATGGCAACCCCATTGAACCCAAGGTTCTGACGCAGGAGATTGCGGGGCCGGATTACATTGGCCAGCGCCCTGCCATTCTTTCGGATCTGCCGATCGGTCTGAATCCGGTGATCCTGGGCGAAGCTCTGCGGGCTGCTGACGGTGGCGACAGTCTGGCCTGGCAGACCATTGCGGAACTCATTGAAGAAAAGGACGCGCATTACCAGGGCGTTCTGGGGACGCGGAAACGCTCCGTGGCGCAGTTGCCGATCACTGTTGACCCGGCAAGTGATGATCCGCAGCACAAAAAGCATGCTGAATTCATCCAGGACTGGCTGCGGCTGGGTCTGCTGGAAGATGCCCTTCAGGACATTCTGGATGCCATTGGCAAGGGCTGGTCCGTCCATGAACTGACGTGGGACTTGCAGCCGGGATGCAACCGGATCGTGGCCATGGAATGGCGGCCGCAGCGCTGGTTTGAACCAAGTTATCAGGACGGCGAGACCATCCTGATCCGGGAGGCCAATGCGGAACCGGCTCCGGCGAGTGTTGAGGGTGCGCCGGTTCAGACCGGGTTCAAGGCCATGCCGCCGCACAAATTCATTGTTCACAAGCACAAAAGCTGGTCCGGTCTGACGATGCGTTCGGGCCTGACGCGCACAGTCGCGTTCCTGGTCATGTTCAAGCATTTCACGGCGCGGGACTGGGGGCTGTTCGTCCAGAGTTATGGGCTGCCGCTGCGGATCGGAAAGTTCGGACCAGGCGCGTCTGAAGAACAGAAGCGGGTTCTGCGTCGGGCGGTGTTTGATCTGATGGGTGCAGCTGGCGCTGTTATTCCCGACAGCATGCAGCTGGAGATGATCGAGCCCAAACATGGTGCGGGATCGAACGATATTCATCAGCGCCGCTGTGATTGGCTGGACGCGCAGATCAGCAAGGTGGTTCTGGGGCAGACAGGCACGACGGATAGCAAACAGGGCGCGCATGCTTCCGGCGCAATCCACCGGCTTGTGCAGGAGGATATTGAGCGTGCCGATGCACGGTTAGCGTCCGGCACGATCAACCGTCAGGCGGTCGTGCCGATGATCGACATGACGTTTGGCCCACAGCCGATGGGGCAATATCCAAAAATCAGCATTGGCCGCCCTGATGAGCCAACGGTTGCGGACGTGACGAACGCGCTTCAGTGGCTGGGGCCGCAGGGGCTCACGGTTGCGGCGACTGAAGTGCGTCAGCGCCTCGGGTTCTCTGACCCGGAAGATGGAGAGGAAGTTATTGGCGGACGGGCACCGACGCCGCCTGCCACGCCGCCTCATACGCTTCCAGCCGAGGTGCGGCCTGCGCAGGAAGAGCCGCCCCATGCCAGTGCGCCCACACCGCAGGACGAGGCCGAAGCCGAGACCAAACAGACGCTGCATTCCCAGCTTGGGCAGGTTCTGATCAGGCATACGCGGGAGAATGGACCGGGGCTTGTGTCAGCGCTGTCTGCCAGCGCGGCACGGGAGTGTGCCGAGGGTTTTGCAGCAATGTGCCGCCCTGCACAGGACGCCTACGAACAGGCGACGTCCCTTGAGGATTTCCGTGCCCGGCTTGAAGCCATGCGTCTGCCGCCTGAAAAGCTGGCAGATGCGATGGCCAATGCGATGATGGTGGCGGAGCTGGCTGGCGAAGCCATGGTGCTCGATCAGATGCGCGCTGATGGCTGAGAGCATCCTTCAGGCTGTCAGGTTGCCGCCAAAAGACGCGCTGGCCTATTTCCGGCAGAAGGAAAACGTCTCGACAGATCACTGGACGGATCTGTGGCACGAGGGGCATGCCCGTGGATTCATGGTGGCAGGTGCGGCGTCTCAGGATCTGCTGAAGGATCTGCGCACCGGCGTGGACAAGATCATGTCCCAGGGCATGACCATGCAGGAGTGGCGCAAGGAATTTCCGCAGATCGCGGATCGCTACGGCTGGCAGTATAACGGATCTCCGGGCTGGCGCGCGGATATCATTTACGACACGAACATGACCACGGCGCTGTCTGCGGGACGTTACCGGCGCATGGTCACGCCGGAGGCTCTGGAGCTGTATCCCTTCTGGCGATACACGCATCACGCCTGTCTTCATCCCCGGCCCCAGCATGTTGCCTGGGACGGGTTGATCCTTCCAGCAGATGATCCGTGGTGGCAGACGCATTTCCCTCCGAATGGCTGGCGCTGCCATTGCACGGTTGAGGTTGTGTCCCGCGCCAAGCTCAAACGCATGGGCTGGGAGGTCTCTGAAGCGCCGCCAATCGAGACACGGCCGTGGATCAATCCGCGCAATGGGACGGTGCATCAGGTTCCGGTCGGGATCGATCCGGGTTTTGCGTACAATCCGGGGCGTGCCTGGAAGACGAATGAGGATATCCGTTCCGGGCGTGCGCAAAGCCGTTTCGTGGCGGAAGATGCAGGGCCGACACGCGCTCCCAACCGGCAGCCGATTGCACCGGAGACAACCGGGGTTCGCCCGTCTGTGGTTCCAGAGGCAGCGCCGCATGTGCAGGTTCCAGAACCTGCACAACACCGGCCTTTGTCCGAGCCGGAACAGCGGCATACCGACATCAAGGGCATGCTGGATATCCTGCATTCCCCAGATGGCACGCGGGAGCTGCCTGTGGGGACTGTGCCCGCTGGCGTCCAGGCTGCACTGGGGGCGAAGTCTGACCGTGCCCTGTTCTCGACAGTGACGGCGCGCAAACAGCTGAAGAACCATGCAGATCTGACGGATGATGATTACAGGCTGCTGCCGGAGATCCTGTCTGACCCTGCTGTCATTGCGCATTCACGGGCATTGCATGTGCTGCTGTTCCGTCGCCTGGGGAAACTCTATCGCGCCGTCGTCAAGGTGACGCAGGATGGACAGCATATCTATGTGCAGTCCTTCCACGTCACGACCGTGACAGAGGCGCGTCGAGCCATGAAGGGGCGCGACGTCGTCAAGGGAACGCTGGCAGATCTGGAAGAGGATGGTGACGCACCGGCCGGGCCTCACAGTAACCCGGCATAGCACTCCCCTCGAAACCGAGGGTGTTACGGCTGTGAGAATAACACCGTGTCACAGCACGTCACCGGGCACAGTCTAGCGCGTTCAGAAAAGGATTTCCACAATGGCGTTGATGCAGGTTCGTGGCGACTGGGCACCGATGCGGGGGGCGCTGGAGAAGATTGCCGCGATCAGCCGGTCACCTCAGGCGATCCTTGAAGCGATTGCTCTGGAACTGGAAGACAATACGCGGCGTCGGTTCACGACGAACGTTGCGCCGGATGGCACTCCTTGGGCACCACTCAATCCAGTCTATGCGTCCAGCCGCAAGCCTTTGCCGATCCTTGTACAGAGCGGGCAGCTCCGCCAGCAGCTCCCCACTGAAGTTCGAGGTCCTACGATCATTGTCGGGAGCGCTATGCCTTATGGTGGCACACATCAGTTTGGAGCCACGATCATTCCCAGGACTGAACCTCGCCTGAAGTTCAAAATGGGTGGGAAATTTTTCTCGCCTAAAAAAGTTGTCATTCCGGCCCGGCCATTCCTCGGCTTTGGCGCTGAGGACCGCGTGGCTGTCGAGGAGCAGCTGCATCTTGCCCTGGAACTGGCAATGCGGGCACGATAGGCATGCATGGGGTGGTCATTGTGTTTTTGAACACGTTTAAAACGTTTTAAGACGGGTCTGGAGCGCGTTTCAGATGTCTCTGGGGGGATTGGATGTCCCGGACTGGCTCTGACGGCACACAGCGTGAAATTTCCGGGGTGCATTCGCGCCCCTGAAGAGAGATCTCTTTCCGCCCGATAGTGGCGGCAATGAACACCGCTGTCACCCTTCTTGATCTGGCACAGCCTTCCACCGGAACCGACGCGGTTCCGCAGTGGGTGCATCTCTGTCCGGCAGGCACATTCAAAGGCATCAAGGGAGATCCCGTGACGCTGGCTGATCCGGATGCCGTCATCCGTGCATCCATGGCGGCGGGAAAGCTTGTTCTCGATGAAAACCACTCGACAGATCTGGCTGCCCCAAAAGGTAAGCCAGCGCCTGCTCGTGCCTGGATCACGCGCATGGAAAACCGTGCGGATGGTTTGTGGGGTATGGCCGACTGGACGCCGACAGGCCGCAGTCTGATGGCGGCGAAGGAATACCGGGCGATTTCCCCGGTGATCGAGAGCCGTGGTGGTGTTGTCACACGAATACTGCGTGCTGCCCTCACAAACGATCCAAACCTGACGTTGGTGACGCTGCACTCCCAAAATACTCCGGAGAAGACGATGGATATCGCAAAAGTCCGTAAGGCGTTGGGATTGCCCGACACCGCGACGGAAGAAGACGCGCTGGCAGCCATGACTGAAAGCCGGACGTCCGTGACCCTGCACAGCAGCGTGGCGACGGTGCTTGGCGTGGATGCCGGTGCTGATAATTCTGCCCTGCTGGCAGCGCTTCAGACGCGCCTGAAGGACAACACGTCCAATGACCGTGTTGCGGAGCTGGAAGGTCAGATCAAGACGATCAAGGAACAGGCATCCCGTGACAAGGTCATGGGACTGATGGCCCAGGCTACCGCTGAGGGTGCGGTCATTACCGACAAGCAGCGTGACAATCTGATCACCCTGCATTCCTCAAACGCTGACTTCGCTGTGGACCTGATCAAGGGTCTGCCGCGCACGAACCTGAACGGCACGAAGGTCACCCGCCATTCTGCCGCAGGGGCTGGCAGCGAGATCCGCACGGGATCGTCTGACGCTGATCTGGAAAAGATGGCGTCGGCATTCGGCGTGAGTGTTGCTGACATCAAGAAGGAGACCGGTCGTGGCGCTTAAATCAGATCGCGTTCTGGTCCGGGCCCTTGGGCCGCGCCTTCGTCCGTTTGGTCTGCCGTGTGCAGCAAACATGACTGTGTTCCGGGGTTCGATCGTCATTGTCTTTTCTGACGGAACGATTGCACCGGCCGGAACGGCAACCCCTTCGGGCCTGACTGTGGCTCCCAAGGTTGCGGGCATCGCAATGCACTTCCAGAGCAATGTCTCCAATTCTCCGGTGATGAGCGGGCAGTATGGCCCCGGCCGTGTTGAGCTGGATCTGGGCACTTATGCGTTGCCGTTCGACACGGCTCCGACCTGGGACAAGTTGAACTCTCCGGTTTACGCCGTGGATGACGAGACCGTCTCCCTCACCGAAACCCCTGAAGGCGGCAGCGCCCGGACACTGGTCGGCACATTTGTCGGCCTGGATGAGACCGGCACGCCCTTCGTGACACTCTGAGGAACTGATCCGTGGAAATTAATGCGGGTAACATCAACGCCCTGTCGGCCTCGCTGAATCTGGCGTTCAACAAGCCGATTGGAACTGGTCCCAGCCAGTACAAACGCTTTTCGATGGAAATGCCGTCCGATGCCGGGGAAGAGTTTTATCCCCGTCTGGCAGAGCTTCCGGGCTTTCGTGAATGGATTGGCTCGCGTCAGGTCCATGAGCTGGAAGCAGAAGCCTATATTCTGAAGAACAGGACGTTCGAGCAGACGATCGGCGTCAAGCGGACAGACATTGAAGACGACAAGCTCGGTTGGCTTTCGACCTTCGTCTCACAGCTTGGTCAGGACGCGGCCGAGATGCCGGACAAGCTCTGTTTTGAGGTTCTTGGTGCAGGCGACAAGATCCAGTGCATCGACAAGCAGTACTTCTTTGACACCGATCACATGGCGATCGGCGAAGACAAGGTGCCGTTTGTTTACTCCAATTACGCCACCCCAAAAGATGGCGAGACGGCAGGACCAGCCTGGTACCTCCTGTGCACAACCCGTGTTTTCAAGCCCATTATCTGGCAGCCACGTCGCCCCTTTGCAATTACGGCAAAGACCCGTCTGACCGACGATAATGTCTTTGAAGACGATCGTTTTGTCTGGGGTGCTGATGGACGTTGCGTGGCCGGTGTCGGCATGTGGCAGCTTGCCTACAAGAGCATTCGCCCGCTGAACCAGGACAGCTTTGAGGATGCGCTGGCGGCAATGGCCAGTCTCTGCCGCGCAGATGGCACGCCTTACGGGCTGGTACCTGATCTCCTGGTCGTACCAAGCAATCTTCAGAAGGCCGGGCGCTATCTGCTGAAATCAGATTTTGCGCCAACGGTGCTCAACGGCGCGTCCGGCACCGCGTCCAATCCATGGGTCGGTGCGGCAGAGCTGATGGTCTCTCCACGCCTCTCCCAGAAGGTAGGAGGCTAAGTCATGGATACGCCTGAAGGGAATGACACCGTGGACAATGAAAAGAACAAGGATGTGAAGGCACCTGTCATGCCGAAGGACACCAAGGCGAAGGCTCCGGCAAAGGTTCTCGGGCATGTCCTGACGAAGGGGCACGCGATCAAGTTGCATGAAGGCGACATCGTTGTGACCTGTTCCGAGCCCGGCTTCCGTCGTGCTGGACTGGAGCATCCTCATGTGAAGGTGCACTCTGAAGGCAGCCTGACCGAAGCCCAGCTGAAGATGCTGCGAACCGAGCCGAAGATCACCGTGATCGAGATCGGCGGCTGACATGGCTTATGCCACCGTCCAGGACATGATGACGCGGTTTTCCGAGCAGGAAATTCTGGAGGTCACGACGCCTCCAGGAGAGAGCTACGGCCAGATTGATCAGGTCAAGGTTCAGGCTGCTCTGGATGATGCCACCGATGAAATGGATGGCTACCTGCGGCGGCGTTATCAGACGCCGGTACCGGTGGTTCCGTCCAAGATGGTGTCCGTCTGCTGTGCGTTGGCGCGCTTTAACCTGTGCGAGAGCGGATATGTCATCGCAGGGGAGAAAGTCACCGATGCGCATAAGGGTGCGCTGGCGTGGCTGCGGGGCGTCAGTGCCGGGTCTATCGTCCTGGAAGGCGAGTTGCAGGGCAACACCAGCGAGAACTGGGCGGATTATCAGAGCCGCCCAACCTCATACCGGGGGCTGTTCGGATGACCCTGAGCGATAACCAGTATCCGGCAACGCTGGTTGACGGCGACGTTATGGCCGTTTGCTACAGGGCGATTGAAACCGCCTTGCAGACCGTCATGCCTGCGGATGGTAAGTTCCGGTACGTGCCACTCACGCCCCGGCCAAGCGACACCCAGTGGCGGGCATTTACCGGCAAGATGCCGGTTGTCGGGATCGGCTGGCAGGGCTGGCACGCCGGTAAACTGCCGGGAGCAACGTTTCGCGGGCCGCTGGTCTTTTCAGTGGCAATCCTCACAGCGCACCGGCAGCCAGAACATCTCTATGTCGGAGACGGCAAGCTGGCGGGTGCTTTTGGCGTCACGGCGGCGGCCATCGGTGTGCTGAACGGCCTGACTGTGTCAGGAGCCGGGACGGCCTATGTGATGAGCGCATCCAGCGCTGAACTGGCGCAGTTCCTTGAAGAGGGCCAGTCGAGTGTTCTGCTGACGGTGCAGTTCGAAAATGTGGCGCTCGAACTGGAGCGCATTACGCCCCAGCTCGATGATTTCAAAACGCTGTCCAGTGAGATTGTGGACAGCCCTTCAGGAGAACCGACGTGACGGTCAAGCTCGTTACGGCCGCACCGGGGCGTCGTGTTGTGACGCCTTCGGGTGTGGTCGTTCCCGACAAGTTCAAGGTCAACATTTCCGATCCGTACTGGGCTCGGATGTGGCGTGACAAGGACATCGTTGAAACCACTGCCCAGACTGACAAGCCTGTCGGTGGGGCGGCACCGGCGGCGACTGCTGCTCCGGCCGTGGAGAAAAAGTGATGGATTTCGAGCAGATCCCCGGTTCCTGGGCGGTTCCCGGTTCCTATACCGAAATCCGTGAAGTGGCCGCGCCTGGCACGCTGGTGGGCATGCCGTTGCGGTGTGTTCTGGTGGGGCAGATCAGCGGTGGCACGGGTGTGGCCAATACCGTCTATTCGTCCCTGACGGCGGCGCAGGCTGTCGCTCTGTTTGGCGCGGGTTCAGCCGTTGCACAGTCCGTTGCGGCGTTTCTGAAAGAAGAGCCCACACTCACCATTGATGCCGTGGGTGTTGCTCCGGCCGATGGAAGCGTGGCGGCTTCGGCTTCGCTGAAATTCGAGGGCACCGCCACCAGCGGCGGCACGATGGCGGCCATTCTGGGTGGGTATCGTGTGGCGTTCACGGTGACGTCTGGCATGACGGCAGCCGAGGCGGCGCAGGCTTTTGTGGCTGCGTGCAACAGTTCAGCTGCCAATGCGACTGTCAATTATCTGAAGGCAGAGACCGGGCTTTCGGCCACGCTTGGCAGTGATGGCGTCACTGTGACGGTGCAGAGCTGGGAGAAAGGCGCGTTTACCGGCCAGTATGACGTTCGGGTTTCCAGCGCGTCTTATGATCAGGTGGACGGTCTCTCTCTGGCTGTGACACCCATGGCTGGTGGTGCGGGCCTTCCGGATGTGACGCCAGCGCTCCAGGCGTTGGGCGGCACCTGGTACACGGATCTGATCCTGCTGCTGAACGATCAGCCGAATATTACGGCAGCTCAGGTCGAGGCAAAGAGCCGCGAAAATGCGATGAAAGCGCAGGACATGCGCGTCTGGGTCGGGTTTTCCGGCACGCAGAGCCAGATCCTTGCGCTGACACAGGCATTTTCGACGGCCGAAGAGATCGTGTTGATTGCCGAGCAGGCTCCACGCTGGTCTCCGTGGATTGCGGCAGCCGTGGCGGGTGCTGAAGGCGCGCAGGCCCTGAACAGCGATCCGTCCCGGCAGTTGCAGGGCGTTGTGCTGACCGGACTGGCAGGACTTGGCCCGGATGCGGGCGATCAGTTCACGCCGATCCAGCGCAATGTGCTTTTGCATGGCGGCTGCACGACACTGAAATTCAACCGTGACGGGACTGTCAGTTTCGAGCGTGTTGTGACGACACGGCAGGTTAATCCGACGTCAGGACTTGCGCTGGATGGGCCGTGGAACGTGATGATTCCGGCGATCAATGCGCGCGTTCGGTATGAGTGGAACGCGTACTACGCGGAAAACTACCAACGGGCGAAGCTCGCTGACGTGGGCTCTTCACTGGAGAATGTTCCGGGTGTTGTGACTGTCCGGACGCTCAAGGCGTCATGGGTGGCACAGTGTCTGCTCTATCAGGCTCAGGGCTGGATTGATGACGTTGCGACGCTTGGACCGCAGGCTGTGTTCGAGCGCGACAGTCTCGACCGGAACCGGGTCAATTCCACGCTGCCGATCAAGCCCATGGGCTCCCTGATCGTGTTGGCCAATATCCTTCAGTCACAGGTGTAAGACATGGCTCAGACGATTGGTATTTCCCAGGTCTGGTGGCGCGGGAAGAAGTACGACACCCCGAAGGGCACCAAATGGCGCATTCCGGGCATGCAAAATGAGGATCAAGACGCCAGCACGCGGACCCTTCGTTCCATGCGCTGGAACAAGGGCATGGCGCAGGCCACCATATTCATCACCAAGGACGCGGATGAAGACGATTTTGATCCAGCCCTGGGTGAAGGCGAGCTTCAGATCCAGACGGACCTCGGCACGGTTTACGTGTTCCCGGATGCCTATGTGAAGGCAAAGCCGGATGTGCAGGACAATGGTCAGGCACCCGTGACGTGGACCCTCAACACTTACCAGAAGATTTCAGCATGAATCGCAGACTTTCCATTTCCACACCGGAAGACCAGACCATCCCGGAAGCTCCTGCTCTGCCGAAGCTGCCATCAGGTTGTTCCTGGCAGGATGATGGCTCTGTGCGGATGCTTTTGAAGAAGGCTCTGACGAAAGAGACGTCTTCCCCTGCGGGTAAGCACAGTGAGGATATCTCCGAGCTGGTATTCCGGGATCTGACAGCGGGAGACATCATCGATAGCTCCGGCCTTCTCACGGGTGGCAAGCGGACGCTGTTTTTGATGTGTGCATCTTCAGGTCAGTCTGGACCGGCAGGAGAAATGCTTCTCCGCTCTATGGCGGGTAGCGATTACATCAAGGCCACGAGAATCATCGACGTTTTTACGAGCGATGGCCCGATGACTGGAACGTCAGCCTAACGGGCCTGGCAGCGGTTCTGCATTTCGGGCGCTCTGATCTGAGGGCGCTTCGGCTGCACGAACTGCTGTTCTGGTGTGCGTCCGGACACGCCTATTCCGAGCAGGTCCGGGAGAAGACGAAGCAAGAGGAACAGTAATGTCGGGCAATCTGACGGCACAGTTTGAACTGACGCTTGTCGATCAGATGTCCGGGCCGGTCGAGAAGATCGAGCAGATCCTCGGACGTCTGAATTCTACTCTGGACAGGTTGGGTCAGAACCGCACGTTTGATGAGGTCTGGCAACCGGTTCCACGCTGTGCAGAGCAGACGTCCGCCCTGTCCGAGACATTGGAACAGGCCACGGCCAGTGCGGCCCGCATGGGCGAAGGTCTGGACGTGGCGGCGGTCACAGCTTCTGAAGCCGGTGCTGCCTTCGGTCGGGCGGCGGAAGAGGTCATTTCCATGGATGCGGCTCTGGCGCGGACGGGATCTGGCAGCGGTGCGGCCGTCAATGGGCTTGAGGCTGTTACGTCTGCGGCTGATCGGGCGGCGGCGGCTGTTGGCCGGGTATCGCGGGCGACCGGAGAGATGGGGCCGGTTGTGCCTGGTCGGGCTCCTGTTGAGGAAGAGCCAGAAGGTTCACCACGTGAGCGTGGCGGATACGGGCGCAGGGTCTCGGGTGCCACGCAGCATTTTCATGAGGCCACGGAACGCAGCATCGGGCAGGCTTTTGGTGCCGCAGCAGCAGGGTTCGGGTTAGTCGAGCCGGTCAAGGCCGCGTCGGAATACGACAATACCATTCGGCATATCGGGATCGGGCTGGATCTGCACGGGGCTGCGAATGACGCGTTTACCTCTGCCTTCTGGGTACAGATGGACCGTCTGGCGCGTGAAACTGGTCAGCGAGGTGAGGATCTAGCTGAAGGGGCTGGCTTCTTCTCACGTGAAGGATATAGCCAGAAGCGGTTAAACGCTGTTTTGCCGGTCGTGGCACAGATTTCCACGGCTTATAATGCAGCTCCTGATGCTGTGGCGAAGAGTACCTTCGCGCTCCAGGAGAATATGGGCATCAATGATGCCAACCTTGGCGGAGCCCTGGCATCCATCGCATTGGCTGGAAAGTCAGCAGATCTTCCCTTCGAAAAGCTTGCCCCGCTTTTACCTCAGGTCGCAGCAGCCGCTGGAGCACTCGGTGTGCGTGGAAGGTCTGGTGTAGATGACCTTGCGGCGGCATTGGCCGTGGTGCGTAAATCGACGGGGACTGAGGGCGAAGCCGCCACCGATGCCCGTGCTTTTATCCAGGCTATCACTGGCCCTCATACAGCGGCGCAGTTTCGTAAGTACGGCGTCGATATGTTTGGAGAGGAGGACCGTGCGCGTCGGAATGGCGAAGATCCGATGCTGCATATGCTGCGCATTGTCGATCGGATCACACATCGAGGTCAGGACAGGCGTGCACTGGGCACGCTGTTCAGCAATCGAGAAGACCGGGAATTCACCCTGGCTATTCTCGGACACATGGACCAGTACGAAGATATCCATCGGCGGACTTCAGGTGCCAATCAGAGCGTTATTAACGGCGACTATGCTGACGGCATTAAATCCCTACGCATTCAGACGAACGCTTTTGATGAAAGCTGGGAGCAGCTGGAGCGGCGGATGGGCGTCGGGTTTGCGCCGATCTTGCACAACGTCACCACGGGGTTTCATGGACTGACGGAAACGCTTGAGGGTGCTGATAAGCATCTTCCTGGTTTGACGACGGGTATTTTTGGCGTTGCCGGGGCCGCTCTTGCCGGAACGGCCGCGCTCGGGGCGCTTGGTGCCGTTTCTGGCCCGGTTGCAGCCGGGTTTGGCCTGGTCACGGCGGCTCTGGGCGTCGAGGCGGCCGCCGCGGTCGCAGCTGTGGCCAGCATCGCGATTGTCGGCGTTGCTTTGGGGGCCGTGGCTTACGGGATCTATCACAACTGGGATCACATCAAGGCCGAGTTTACTTCATTTGAGCACTGGGTTTCGGGCTGGGGTGATCGGGTCAGTGGCTATATTTCCCACGCTTTCACGCATATGGACCCGAAGATGCCGGGATCTCCGAATTCACGTGGACCGTTGATGGTTCCCACGACCGGGCATGGCTGGAACGCGCCGGTTCATCTCCTGGTCAGTCATGATCCTGGCCTGAAGGTGACGCCTTCCGCTCATCCGTCTGTGCGGACAACAGTCATGCCCACGGGCGGGCGTATGGTGAACCGGCCATGAGTGGAACCTTAAGCACGTTGGGTGTGGGCACGTCTGCTCTGGCTTTGTCCGGGGCGGCTGGCGGGAACCTGATAACGGGTGAGCTGTCGCGGCTTCTGACCACGGCGGCGCTTGGTGGGGTGACGTTCGACATCATCGACAGCCGGGAGGCTGCGGGGCGTCGGGTGCAGCGGTTCCTGTTTCCGGAACGGCCGGTTGAGGACCAGAAATTCCAGGACTTCGGCACGACGGATCAGCCCATCCGGATTACGGGATATCTGGCCGGGGACGATTACGTTCTGCGGGCACAGCGCATGCGCAAGGTGTTCCTGAAGGCCGGTTCCCAGACGCTTGTGCATCCCTGGTGGGGACGTCTGCGGGTCAGGTTGATTGAGCCAGGCGAGATCCAGTTTTCTGCCACGCGCATCCGGATTGCTCAGTTTCAGGTTGTCCTGGTGCGAGATCCCGGACCGTCTGGCAGCAAGGGTCTGTTTGCCGAGATTACGGACACCCTGACGAACCTGCTGGAAGAGGCTGATGCGCTGGTGGATGAGGCTACGCTGGCGGTTCAGGCCGTTCTGGCGCCATTGGCTATTCCGTTGGCCCTGTCTTCCATGGTGGGATCTCTGCTGTCTCAGGCGTCGGGGATTTGGGACAGCCTGACGGCCACGGCACCGCAGCCGCTTCAATCCGGCATTGCCTCGGCACAGGTGACGCTGGCGGCGGGTGTCAGTGCGCCTGTCACGAATGCAGACACGGCCTATGCCGACAGCGTGACGGCAGCGCTGGCGGGTGTCCCGGCTGCGGTGGTGGATGCGATTACAGATCCGTCCACGTCCGTGATTGCGCCGGCACAGCAGGTTGAGGGTGAAACGACCGAGACCGTGGATGCGCAGACGGTGGCCAATATTCTGCTGTCGGGTGCGGTTCAGATCGGGGCCGTGGCAGACAGTCTGTCGTCCGTGACGTCTGTTCCAGGCGAAGCATTAGCACTGGGCGTCGTGGCGCGGGGGCTGATCGTGTCGCAGTTGCTGGGAGCGTGGGGTTCGCTGACATTCGCCAGCGGAGCGGATGCTGTGGCTGCACGGGAACGGTTCATTGCAGCGATTGATGCGCTTCTGGTGGATCTGGAGAATGCTGCGTCTTCGGGTGTCGGTGTGTCGTTGTCCGGGCTGTGGGTGGCAGTTCAGGCCGCGCGGACGGCATTGATTGCGGATTGCTCCTCTCAGGTGGGGCGTTTGCCGGTGGTGGTGTCGGTTCCTCTGAAAACCACGGTGTCTGCCTGGACGCTGGCTTATGCGGTAGCGGGCGATGATGTGACGCAGGTTCAGGGTGTGTTTGATGATCTGGTGACCCGCAACGGGATCTCCCATCCCGCGCTAGTCGGGCCGGGTGACATCGAGGTTCTGGAGCAGACTTCGTGAGTGAGACGGTTGTTTCGCACGGACGGCCGTGGATTGTCCGGATCAATGGCAAGACGATCCACAACTGGACGAGCTGTGAGGCGGGCGTGGATCTGGCAGACATTGCAGGGATTTTCCGCCTGGATTTCGTGGAGGATGTGCCAGAAGCTTCAGGCTATGTGCCGAGCCTTCGCGTGCATGATCGCGTTGAGATTGAGGTGGCGAGCGTTGTCGTCCTGAAGGGCTACATTGAGACGATCAACGTCACGGCCGATGAACATTCCCTTCATACCGTTGCAACCGGACGCGACATCACCGGAGATCTGGTGGATTGTGCGGCCAATCCGAAGGGACCGGCCGAGTATCGGCAGATCCTGCTGGAAACGGTGGTCGGGCACCTGACCCAGCCATTCGGGCTGTCGTTGGATCGGCAGGTTGCGACGGGAGCCCCTTTCACCCTGGTTGCATTGGAGCCGTCTGACACGGTGCTTGGGGCTGTTGAGCGTCTGTCTCGTCAGCGGGGCGTTCTGGTGACGTCTGATGGTGTCAATGGTCTGGTTCTGACGCAGGCTGGGAAGACACGGGCCAAGGATCGGTTGGTCTATCCAGGCGGAAACGTGCAGCGCATGGAAGCGCGGGTTTCGCAGCGGCATTCGGACACATGGGTCAAAGGCCAGTTCAACAGTGTTTTAAGGGGCGATAAAGCGGCGTTAAGCGCGTCTTCAGCACCAGCTGCTCCAACCGCATCAACCGGTCATGCCAAAAAAGAGCTGGCTGCGAATTGTCGATTTGGACACTGCGTTGATACGGGCGTTCCCCGGTATCGGCCGATTGTGCATCTGGCGAAATCACAGGGCGGCGGATCTGCGGCGGCCCAGGACAGCAGCAATCCGACACCGGACAGCTTTGCCCTCGGCGAAGGCGCGTCCGTTCCGGCCGGTGGAGCGTATCGGGCCGGGGCGCGGCACAAAAAGCGCCAGAAAACGGCCGTGCGTCAGGCATCTGATCCATGGACCCTTCAGGACCAGGCCATGTGGCGGATGCGGACGGCCCGTGCCCATGCCACCGCCTATGTTTACACGGTGCCAGGGCTGAAGAATGCAGCGGGCGCGATCTGGCGGCCGAACCAGCTGGTGACGGTGAAAGACCTCTACAACGGCATTGATGGAGACATGTTGATTGGCGCTGTGACGTGGGTCGCGACCGGGCACACCTTCGAGACCCGCATTTCGGTTGTGCCGCCTGACGCCTATGATCTCACAGGAGATGCAGACGCGCCTGCGAAAGCTGGCCATCGCAAGACGCGGCTGTCGCGGTCTGGCGCCTCTGCTCAGACCCAGCTGCTGTTTTACAGTGGGTCCAATTCGACGTCCTCGTCCGCGCTGATTGCATACGGCGGAACGGGCAATGCAGACGGGAATTTGGCATTTGCGGGAGCGGCGCTTCATCCGCAGAACAATAATGGTGGTAGCTTAGGTACGTCTAACAACGCCTGGTCCGGGATTGTCACCCAGACAGCGCCGCAGGTTGTTTCTGACGCAAACGACAAGGACATTGTCGGCACTCTGGGCGACAGTGGTTATGCGGACATTACAACAAAGCTTCGGGCTGCCTGGGCGGCAATCAGCGGCGTTGTGTATACGCTGAAAAACGGTGCGTCTGATCGTCGCCATGTTGGCGTCATTGCTCAGGTTGTACAGGCGGCTTTCACCGCGCAGGGGCTTGATCCTGCGGAATACGGCCTCTGGTGTTCAGAGCCACGAACGCAGATCGTGACGACGAAAAACGAGGACGGTTCTACGACGATGAATGTCCAGCCAGTATACGAGGCTGACGGGAAAACGCAGGCGACCCAGCAGACGCTGCGCTATGAAGAACTCCTCTCTTTGGGGCTGTTTTGTGAGCGGCTGGAACGGTCTGATCTGACGGCCCGTGTTGTTGCGCTGGAGGCCAAGGCTTCCACGGCTGCGGCATAAGGAGGCTGACATGGCGGCTTCCCTGCCGATTGATAACGCCATCTGGAGCCTGCGGGCTTCAGAAACCTATGTGCCGCTGCCGTTTCCGGACAGGGTCGTGATTGTGGCCGCGTCGGTCCCGACGGATAGCGACGGAGTGGCCTGTTCCTTTTCCCTGATGCGCGGGGACTCTGTCCTTTATGCCAACGATAGTGGCAAATGCACCGTAGGCCTCCAGGGGCAGACGAGTGCCAGTGCGTCGAAGCATAACTTCAAAATCAAGGTGAAGAACGCCAGCAAAAATAAAGTCGCGCTCCGCTTCGACACATGGGACGAGAACACCTCTTTCACGATGAAAGCCTACGGCAGTATTCCGGGGAATTTGACGGCCTTTGACCGGTCGATGATCCGTGAAGCGGTCTGTCTGGAACTGTGGCGGCAGATCCGGCGCAGTGATCCGAACAATCCAGGCCATATCGCACCCTGGTATGCGCGCCTGAACAAAACAACGACGCAGTTTCAGCAGCCTCAGTTCTCGTGTGACTGCCACGCTCTGTCGGTCTATTTTCAGCTGCCAACGGATAGCGCGCCGCAGTTCTACGGCTGCTACGTCCTGCGCTCTGACAATACGAACGCCACGTATCTGATCGACGACAGCAACCCGCAGCACTATCTCCTCCAGCCCCAGCACGGCGGCGGAGATCTCTGGACGAACAAAAGAGCTCTGGGCACGGCTGTGTGGGAGTTTTCGTCTCCTGCCAATCCGGACGTTGCTGTGCCTGGGCGACTGCTGGACTGGTTTGCCTCGATTCAGAACGGCACCGGGAGTTGGTCGGATTACGCGCAGTATCTGGGGCTGGGATCGTGGCTGGATTACCTCATCCATATTGAGGCCGTGGGGAGTTTCGACAGCACGACGAACAATATCATGCTGAAGTCCTATACGGGCACCGAGGCTTCGGGGCTTTGGGAAGTTGATTCCTATGATCTGGACGAAAGCCTCGGCGTGAAATGGAATGCTCCGAATGGTGTCGATCCGGACGTGACGGGCTGGGCTAGTGACGGCGCGAATGTGTTTCAGCAGATGCGCGGCGTGTTCCTGCCTCAAATTCAGGCGCGTTATGCGTATCTACGGCGGACCGGCGTGTTGTCGTCGGGAACTATGGCGGGATTGATCCGGCGATACGCCACGTTTCGTGTTGCGGATCTGGAGCAGGACTGGGCGCTATACGGCACGAATGCAATCGCCAGCTATCGCTACGTTCAGGACTGGTTTGAGGGTCGCCTCGCCTGGCTGGATGCGCAGTGGGGATATGCTGCGTGAACATCCTGGGGCTGTGGCACGACTGGAGCGGACCGCTCGAATGGGGTTTTGCGATGGCAAGTGGCTGGGCTGCGAAGGCGGGACGCTATCGCCTCCAGTCTCAATCCAATCGTTTGAGTGCAGGTGAACAGGCGCTTAAACTGGTGGCTGCGTCGCAAGAGCGAGAGATGGCCCTCACGGTTTCCTATGAGCGGCTGGTTGCACTGGAGGCAACGGCACGGGTGCACGCCATAGCCACAGCGGATGTGTTGCAGACAGTCTATGAGCAGGCGATTGGTGCAAGATTGAGAGTGCATGATCTGGAAGCGAAGGCTGGCATCACTCTGACTGTGTTTACACCGTTGCCACCGTTTCCCGTCCCGGAAGCTCCTCAGAGCGATGCTTTAGATGTGAATAATGAGGCGTTAAAGGCGGTATAA